GATAGGTGTCGGAAGGCAGAATAATGTATCCTTGCTCATTGAACTTGACATCCCTGAGAATAGATTGCAGGTTATTGACAAATCCAGATTGCGAGGCTGTTGCATCCCCTGACAAGTACTCAGCAGGGATACGAGCAACAGGGATACCAGCAAGTTCCCTTTCAACGGCTATGGCCTCAATAGACTGTAGGTTATTGACATATTCATAAGAAGTATAAGCATTGCGAAGTATAGAGCGCCCAGCAGGGTCACCATTAATCGTTGTCGTGCGGTAGTACAAACTTTTACGAGTAGGTATATAATTAGAGTTGTTATAGCTCGACCCGTCCTGATAAATACCCTTAACATCACCAGTCTGCTGATCTACATCAAACCTAGAGATTGTCCAAGGCGCACGAATAGCAATCTTCCGTACACCCATACGGCCATCAGAGTACTTAGAACGCTTCTTATCACTTCTTTCAGCAGGGCCATTACGTCTTTTATATATGACTTCAAACCAAGCAAAGCCATACGACAAATTCGATAAGGACTCAGCAATATGGTCATCAAGGGTATGGTCCATATCATCCAGTACAGACTCAACGAACTCAGCTTCTTTCTTAGCTTCTGCACTATCATTAGCTGGCATCACCTTTAAATCGACATCACGAAGGACTTGTTCAGTAGCATACATGACAGCACCAATAGTACTGTCGTTATCTCTCATCTCACGGTACTTGCGTATGGCTTTCTTGCCACGCAACTCAGGTAGAAACTCATCAGCCCTTATCTGACCATTGTAGGTGTTGTCACCCGCTACACCTAATACCTTCTTGGCCTCTGTCTCTGAGAGCTTCTTAACCATTATCTTAGTCCCTTGGCGCTACTATACGCTAGTTTCAGCGTAGGTTTTGCGTAGCCATTGAGTGATAGGTCCGTTATAGCCCAAACTAAAGCATCAAGACGGTCTGGTGAGCCTGTGGACCCTAGAGGTTCCCACTGTACCATCTGATCTTCTAATTCATTAAGACCCTTTACGTGTTTTACTTTTCCTTGTTCGTAAAGAGCAGAAACTGGTTCAGCCCGTGCCATCTTCCCTCTGGATGCATGTACGAGCTTAATGGGTAATGTCGGATCTTCTGTCTGTAAGGTATGACGAACCATGTCACCACCTTGGTTTCTTTCCGCCACAATTCTATCTGCTGAGTGAGTGTGGTAGAGTTCAGAGGCTTTTGCTGCCCATTGTTGCGGTGTGTATCTTGCAGTGTGGTCTTCTAAAGCGTATGCTATGCCGTTGACATCAATACCGGCCACTACAATACCAGTCATGTCACTTTCTGCATTGGATGTGATAGCTGGATCGATAGAAACAACCACCCTATTAAGAGATGGTAAATCATCCTTGTCTATTTCACACTTCGCAAGTTGTTGTCTATTCCATAATGCGCCAGATGCTTCATCAAGTATTTCTGCATATAGTTCTTGTCTACCTAACCTTGTTCCCTCATACGTCTTCTTTACTGCTTCTAAAAAGGTATCGGCTAGATTGGCTGCATTATCATAGGTACTCCCTTTGCTAATGATCGTCTTATCGTCTGCTAGTATAGTTCTAATTAGCTTGGTTGTCTTTGGTGTGGTGGTGACAAAGACTTGAGGTCTTTTGCCTAGACGTAAACCAAACTGTAACATATCCCATGTTGCTTGTGCGTTGTTCCAAGCACATAACTCATCAGTCCATGCGGAATAAGCTTGCGGCCCCCTTAGTCTTTCTGGGTCTTCCGCTGAGAAGAATACAGCCTTAGAGCCATTTTCCCATGTGAGAGTATTGTTGGTAGGTGACCACACAGGAAATCCAATGTCTTTTCCCCTATATGTCTTGTCACCCTTCCAACAGACATTGAGTAAGCCACTATCCCCCTCAACCATAACCCTGCGAACATCACCTTTAGTAGGTGCAACACAGTGGACAATCTTATCGCCCTTCTTGATCCTGTGTCTGACCCATTCGGCACCAGCACGGGTCTTACCCCAGCCACGACCAGCAAGTGCAACCCAAACATTCCATTTACCCTCTGGTTCTAATTGTTCAGGTCTAGCCCAGAAGTTCCAGTCATGCTGTAGCTCTTCCGTTTTCTTTGGGCCTAATTGTTGTAAAACTGATGCAACTTCAGAGTCGGGTAACTCTCTAAGAGTCTGTGCTGTTATCACTACTCTTTCCTAACAGGTTCATCAGAGCATCAATGGCACTTTCATCAGTGTCAGCGTCCTCTGTACCCTCTACCTCTACCTGTGTCTGTGTAGGTGACCAACCACCCTTACTCCGTAGGAATAGTTCAGCAGCTTTAAAGTCACCGTCTAACGCTTGCTGAATGACAACAGAGCCTACAGCCCCTACTATAGAGGCCTTCTCTTCTGCTATGTCTTCTCCATAGAGCTTGTAGAACGTAGCTGTGCTAGAGGGAGCATTCTGATACTTCTGTATTGATGACAGAATGTCCTTGACAGCTACTCCACTGCGAATACCTTCTCGCACTTTCTTAGCTATGACAGCACTATATGGTAATGACGGTAAGGGCATCTTATATTAAGCGAGGACAAATCAACGTCCCTCGTCTTCCTCTTATACATTATGTTGTGTGAAGGTTCGGACGGTTTTGTCCTCTGATTCGTATTGTGACACAAAGAAGACAATTTGTCAAGTAAAAAATGAATAGAATGACAAATAAGTTGTCTTTTCTCTATACTATAGTATAGTTCTATTGTTTTGGCAGGGTTATTTTTTTTTACCCTGCCTGTTCTATAGTATATACTATAGTATAAGGACAGAAGTGATTCGTGTCAATAGTTAATTTAGTAGGTGCGACAATTTGTACACTGTTTGTACTGTAGTTGTTCCGCATGTACAACTCTAACGTGTACTATACCTGATCGAACTAAAATTTTTATGTTGTCAATATGGGTGGTTAAGGGCCGATGGCAAAATGTCGGGCTATGATTCGAGGGGCCCCATGCACGAATGCATTGTAAACGCAAGGAAAAACGACCGGTCGGCGGGGCCTGTGGCAAGCCCTATGGTTCCCCTTTGTGATCACACTTGATCGATCAAACGAAAACTTGTGATCACAGAACCAAAGATAAGACCCTGACAAAACAAACAAAAACCAATTTGTCAGACAGGCCCAAAAGAGGCCCATACAATAGCCAAAAGCAAAAGAGGCTATCGACCCCTTTCGCCTTTGGTTTAGGTGCACTCAGCGGCCCGTTTTAGTGGGTCGCAAAGGCGATTGCTTTGGTGGTTTCATGCCAACATAAAGCACAAGAGGCACAAGACTCCGTTTTGCCCTCTTGTTCAGGGCAAGCGATTGCGTCCCCTTGATCAATCAAGCGATCCGTCAAGGGGTCATCAAGTGACAGGGCCGAGTCAGTGATCCAAGGCTGACCGGACCATCTCACCCTGAACCTGTCAGGGAAACGAGTCTTGATTGCGTCAATGGCCCGACCCATCACTGAGTCTTTACGTAGGGCCGTGAATCCAAACACATGCAAAGACCGGTATCGCAACAAATGCTGATACCATTGGTCAATGTATTGGATCGAGTAAAAGTCCCCTAGCACATGCAATCGAAGGGCAAAGGGTTTCCCCTTTCGATCAAGGGCCGATAGCTCAGAATTGATTTGCATCTCTAACGCTGGCCCCGCCTCATATCGGGTGGCGTAACGCATGTTATTTCCAAAGCAATCAATCCAATGGATGCAATATTCTGGACAAGTGGTGCGTTCTGCTAGTGTTAGGCTTTTGATCCGGTAACCCTTCCAAACCCCTTTTTTGATCACCTTGCCTAATTTTTTATTGGTCGAGTCTTTGAGAACCCTTTCATTTGGCCCCATATCCTCAACCCTTCGCACCTTGTAAGGGAATAAGGGACGGCCCTCTTGAGCCGCCTCTTTTGTCTTCAATCCGACCATTGGAAAAGCCCTTCTGTAAAATCAGGTTCAGCCGGTTTGACGGCTGCCGTCTGATTCAATGTTCGGTAGTGATCGAAGAGGGTTTTCATTTGGTCGGTTGCCTCTTCAAAATCCCCTGCCCCAAACCGGTCGACTCCGTCGATTAGAAGCCGTTCCAGCCGGTGAAGGGTTAGAACGTAGAGTCTAGCCTCTTGATCGATCAAGGGCCTATCCTGTAGCCCGTCCCCTTTGCAATCAGGACAAGCCACAAAAGGCCCTTCCGGATCATTAGCGGAAAGGGCTTGAGTCACTTCCCCAAGCCCTGAACAATTCCCGCAATCGGTGAATTTAGGAATCATTTATAGGCCTCTTTTCCGTTGCGGATTTTGTAAAGGGTCGCAATGCAAATCTCAAAAGCTTTGCACAATTGCTTATTTGTCAATTGCTTTGCGTTTCCTTCCCCTTTGGCCTTGCGTTCTAGAATGCTTTTGAGCAGTTCCAGCCGCTTGCCCTTAAGCTTTGCCGGTTTCCCTCTTTTGGTAAACTGACTCAAGGCCTTTGGGGTTTCATGTCGTTTGGTGAAAGCCCCTTTGGAACCGGCTAGTTCTTCTAGATTGCTTAAAAACTTATAAAGCTCAGAATAGGCCTGTTGTTTTGGTTTACCGTCATAAAACCAATAAAAATCAGCTGATTTGCAAGCTTCGAGATATCGGGAAACGATCATCGCTTGAGTAAAAAGCGCATCAGATTTTTCTTTGCCTGTCAATTCTGTGATCGACTCATGTTTGTCCATAGACTCGCAAAAGCGCACATGCGCAGTAAGTAAAGTTTTAAGTGTCGTTTTCGTTAAATAAGGCATTTTTGACTCCATTGTTAAATTGCCAATTGGTGCGGATTTACACCTAAAAACGGCCCCTTCGTTTGGGGCCGCTTTCCATCATAAATCCGGTTCTTGTCTCACTTCGACCAAATAGACCGGCTGGCGTCTATTTGCCTTTTCGTGATCGTTCAGGGTCGAGCAAGATTTAAACGCACTAGCCAAGCTTCTGTGCGCCTCTAGGGCCGTATTGTTCTTTTTATTAATGACAAAATACGGCCCCGAAAATCGGTGATTTGTTTCCCCCATATCAAGCGGCCAAAGCTTGAAAGGCAGGGGACGCAATAACCTGATTGACCCGATTAGATCTTGCGTTCAGGGTTTCGGCGATATTGTCTTTTTTGGCTGAACCCTTGACCGTGAAACGTTCACTTGAATGTGAAGACCAAAACGTCAAGCTTGAAGACAAGGCCCAAAGCGACCGGCCCCGTTGCGCCGCTTCCGTCTCGAATTGTTCCATCAAGCCCTTGGTCAATCGAAGGGAAAGCCCCGCCTCTTTTAAGCATGTTTCGGCCTGTTCTGGTGTGATCGATCGACCGGCCCATGCTTGCCAAATCTCAATGCGTTTTTTGTAATTTGTGGCTTGCTGCTCAATAAAATTAGCAAACCGGCCAGCGTCGATCTTTGCGGTGTGTCTCTGCTTTGATGTGTCAAAAAAGCCGGTCGTTAAACTGTTCAAGCACGATACGTCCCTGACTTCAGCCTTGAATATTGCAGGGGTCGATCCGTCAAAACTATTGATCACCGAAAAGGCAAGGTTCAGCCATGTTTCTTTATGGTGTTGACCATATCGATCCGATTGATAGCCGGTTGAGTCACGCAATTGTCTGATTGGTTCAGCGGCATTGGGAAACGTATAGGTAAATTTACAAAAGGCCCCATTGCCGCTTGTGTTCTCTTCCAGCTCAATCCCCTTCAAATATTCAGCCGGTAGGGTTTGCTCTAAGCTTTGCACCATTTGTTCCTGCAATGCTGCATTTTGAACAATGCCATACCGGTTTCCGGTACGACCCAAAGCTTGCCCCGTGTCGGTCCGGTAAATGATCTTTGCAATGTGATCGGGCACGGCCTGCAAATCGTCAAGGGACGGGTTTGGATTGGTGCAACCCGCCTTCTGGACATATGCCGTTGCGTGTTTTGCTTCAAAATCGCATTGATCCAAGGCTGGAAAGATTGCGCCGGTTGCTTGATTAAATGACAAAATGTTTGATTGAATACCCATGATTGACTCCATTGTTTAAGGGTTTCCGTTTTGGTGTGAACACACCTAGAAACGGCCCACATGGGGCCGCTTTCCGTTGCGTTCATTTGTTGAAATGCTCAAGGATTGACGCCAGCAAACCGGCGATGATCAAGATTCCCAAAAGAAAGATTGCAAGGCCCATTATGTTTGTTCCTCTACTTGGCCCTTTTCCATTTGATAGGTCAGGGTTTGTTGAGCGATATGCAAAAGCTTTGTGATTTCACCGGTTTTTGTACAGGCCAAATCCAAAGACCGGCTTTCCCAATCGCCGGTTTCATGCATTGCCTGTTCTAGTAAAATGCAAATCTGTTTTGCCTTTTGGATTTGTTCAAGGATTTTGTCAGGGTTTGGTTTTGTCATTTCAAGACTCCGTTGTAACGATAAAGGCCCAAGCGACCGAAACCGCAAAGAACAAGGAAAAGACCAAAACCCCAAATAATGTGGAAAAGATCCAAGGGGCAAAGAACAAGGCCAAAGCGATTGAAACCAAAACGCACAACCAAGCGAGAAACGAAAATAAATTGAACATTTGAAGACTCCTCTTTTGCTTCTGAAAAAGACAACCGAAAACCGGTTGCCCATTGCAAAAGCGTATGACCCCGAAACCAGACTTATGTATTCAATCGACCCTTGACGGTCGATAGGGGCTATTCAAATCGGTTTGTCTAACAATGCTCAAAACCTGATCGATGGCCCCGCCTACTAGCGGCCCGATTCTGCTATGCTTGGGCGAATCGTCCCCGTACCGGCACGGATGCCGGTGAAACACCAAAGACTCAATTTTGACCCGTTGTCAAACAATACTTAAACGGACAAACCAAACCGACCGGAAACCGACCGGAAAAAAGACCGGTTTTTTCTCTTTATATATAGGGGCCGTTTCAGGCCCTTTTTAATTGATCGATCAAGCGACCCAAAACCGGCAATTTTCGACCGGCCAAACCGACCCCAAAAAACGGCCAAAATCGGGTCATATTCAATTTTTGGAATATGGGCGCTGAGTAGGGTGAATCACTGTGCAAGCGGTAGGGCGTACCAAAAACCCCTTTCGGCGTTCTGGGGCCGTTTTTGGGCTTCTCAGGCCCTATCAGATTCCCGAAAATGGCCTTCAAAACGGGCTAGTTTTTAGTACACAAGCCCTAAAATTATATCCTGAAGTATAGGTTTTGAGCAAAAGAACCGGCCGGATAGATTGACAAGGCACTTTTGGATATCGAATCGGGGTGAGTCAACGTGACTCATGTTTTCGACCGGTCGGGGCCGATAGGGTCGAATTGACTCCAAAGCCTGACTCTTTTGGTCGATTGAATAATAAAACCGATTGAAAGAGTCAGGCTTAAAGACTGAGTCAATTTGTCGGATTTAATAACCGACCAAAAGAGTCAAGATCAATAACCGATCAAAAGAGTCGGGAATGATTCGGGGCCGTTATATAAGCCGCAACGATTCGGCAAGCAAAAAGGGAGTCAAGAATAAAGAACAAACGAATCATAGTAAAAAAACCACACTACCCAAAATACCTTGTCAACTATCCTTTTGAGATATTGACGGCATTTTTGGATCTATCCGAATCGGTAGTTTGGAACGAATCAGGAACGAATCGTGAATCTGGAACGAATCGACAACGAATCATGAACGGGGAACGAATCGTGAACGAATCAGGAACAAAGAACGAATCAGGAACATTGGGGCCTCCGGTGGAAAATGACCTCCGGTGGAAAATGACCTCCGGTGGAAATTGGCCTCCAGTGGAAAATGTCTGCCCTCCGTGGGAATTTAGTACCCCACCAGTGGAAAATGATCGAGGGGCCACGGTCTGAACTAAATATTCTACGGTCTGAACTAAATTAGCAGTTGACTCCACCCAGCGAATCGGAATAGCAATTTCACATCAGCAAGAGGAGAATAAAATGCTTGATGAAAGATTAGTCACCAATATCTGTGCAACAGGTAAGTTTGTCACTGTTACTTTCTTGACCAAGAGCGGTGAGGAACGGACTTACAACGGTCGCTTCAATGTAAAAAAGTATCTTAAGGGTACAGAGAAGTCAGAGACTGTTTCTCGTATGCTCCGTAAGAACAACCTCATCCCCATCTGGGTTGACAAAGATACTGTCAAATCCTTCAAGCCTGACCGTGTGCTTGAGATGGTGTCAGAGGGGCGGCGTTACTGTGGCTTAGGTCGTCTATAGTGGAAAATGATTTAGAGAAGTTTATGGAAGAGATCGGGGTCATTGTACCCCTTTCTTTTCTAGAAGAGGTTGAGGATAAACCACAGCCTAGAGTTTTTGAATTTAACATGCCTGAACTAGATGAGAATGGAGAACCACCGTGGTAAATCAAATAGACGCAACTTTCAAAGGCAGTATGGGTGATGACTTGACTGTAGTTGACGCTGCACGAGTAAGCTTCGGTAAGAAGAGTGAGTGGGATTATGAGGAGTCGGATGCCTACAGCTTTAAGCAACACCTCAAAAAGAAAGATGAAAAGCTTATCAGATGGCTTGGTAAACACAAGCATATCAGCCCTTTCGGACACTGCTTCGCATCTTTCCACATCAAGGCACCAGTCTTTGTAGCTAGACAGCTAGTCAAGCATAAGTTCCTACGATGGAATGAAATAAGCCGTAGGTATGTGGATAGTGAGCCTGAGTTCTATGTGCCTGATGAATGGCGTGAGCGTAGTGCTGATAAGAAGCAGGGTAGCGAGGGTGTTGTTGAAAGCAGTGACCCTACACTAATCACGAATGATCTACACTATAGAGCTTTAAGTGATTATCAAAGACTATTGCGTGAAGGTGTATGCCCAGAGCAAGCCCGTATGATACTGCCACAGAGTATGATGACTGAGTGGATATGGTCGGGTAGCTTAGATGCCTTTGCCGATATGTGTAACCTACGCTGTAAGTCTGATACACAGTATGAAACGCAGTTAGTGGCTTGGGATATTTACTTTGAGATGAAAGAGTTGTTTCCTGTATCTTGGATGGCATTGACAGAGGAGATAGCTGATGAGAGGTAACATTAACGGTGCAATCAAGGCGTCAGCTATTGTAGCGTTACTGATAGCTGCGCCACCAGTACTGATAGCTATGACGTATGACGAGTACCCTAAGTATTGTAAGCTGTCTATCTTACTGCCTTGTATAGGAGTAAACCATGAAGAATGACATAGTTAAAATAACAGAGATAGAAGAGCATGAAGATGGTAGTGCCACACTACAAGTAGAGTGTGATCCAGAAACCTTTATGGCTATCTTTAACGTAGGCTTTATTGAATTAGTAAAGGCTGGTTTAGATAAGGAGAAAGAAGGTGGGTAGGTATGTTGTTCAAATAGAGATTGAGAAAGGAGAGTACACCTTCGTGAGAAAGGAGAACCCTTGGACATACGACACTAAGGTATGGGTCTTCACTAACCGTGAGGAAGCTGAGAAAGAAGCTAAGAACTGGAATACCGGTGTAGTGGTGGATTATTTATAATGTTGTTCTACACTGTTCTTGTCTTGAGCTACACACTCAATGGAGACTACCTTCAAGCGAAGGTGGTCTTCCCTAGTTATAAAGCCTGTGGTGATGCTTTACCAGCCTTCTACGAGCCTATTTACGCCATTGACAGGGATGCTATCGGTCAGTGTTTGAAGACTGATGCCTTGTCTAATTCGATAAAACCTAAAGCAAGACCGAAGATTCTTCTTGACAAGGGATAGCCGAATCAGATTAAACCAGTATAATCCCTATACTAAAGTACGAAACTAAAGATAAAAAAGAAAACAGTAGATAAAGGAACTATTGTATATGTCTTGGAGAAGTCACGTTAAATGTCCTTATTCTGATTGTGGTTCGTCAGATGCTTTCTCTTACAATACGGAGAGCAAAGCTGGTAGGTGTCACAGTTGTGAAAAGAAATACCCTGCTGAAAAGGGTTACGAAAGTTGGGCCTTGGAAGAGTACCCAATCAACCAAAGAGGAGAAGTTATGATGTTGTCAGCCCGTACCGAAGAAGAGGTATTCGAGGGGTGCAGGGGAATTACGTTAGAGACTATGAAGTTCTTTAATGTGTCAACTGTTCTTGATCGATCCAGTAAACCAATCAAGCATGTTTACCCTTATCCTTCTGGTGGTCGTAAGATCCGTGTCTTACCAAAGGAAGGTTTCTTTCTTGAAGGCATGAAGACAGATGAGTTCTTTGGTCAGAACCTATGGAATACTGGAACAGGTAAGATTGTCACTATCTGTGAGGGTGAGCTTGATGCTATGTCTGCCTACCAGATGTGCAACAACCCTAAATTCCCTTGTCCCTTTATTTCTTTACCGTCAGCCACACCGTCACGAAAGCTTTGGGAAAAGACCAGAGAGTACCTTAATGGTTTTGATAAGATCATCTTGTCAGTTGACAGTGATGAGGCTGGTAATGCTGTTGCCCATAAGATTGCAAAGATGTTCCCTAACAAAGTCTATCGTGTCATCCATGACAAGTACAAAGATGCCAATGACTTTCTGCAAGCAGGGGCTGCGAAGGAATTTGTCAACGCTTGGTGGGGAGCTAGAAAGTTCACCCCTGACAATGTGTTGAACACCACCAGTCAGTTCCTCAATCTGTATAACAAAGCGGAAGAGCATGTGTACGTTCAGACAGGTATTCCTGACTTTGATGATTTGGCATTAGGTTTAATGCAGGGTCACTTTACTGTCTTCAAGGCTAAGACAGGCATTGGTAAGACAGAGTTCATGCGTTACCTGCAATACCGTATTCTTTCAGAATACCCTGATGTCCCTATTGCCATCTGGCATCTGGAAGAGACAAAGCTTAGAAGTCTGTTGGGTCTGTGCAGCTATGAGCTACAAGCGAATGTGACAAGGAAAGACCTTATTGTTGACAACGGCTACGACGAAATTGTGCAAGAGGCTATATCTAAGATCACCAAGGATGAGATGCTGTTTCAGTTTTACTTAAACGATGAAGATGATCCCCTTCTACTGCTGGACCAGATCCGTTATCTGTCACAAGCCTGTGGCTGTAAGTACATCATGTTCGAGCCAATACAAGACGTAGCAGCCAGCAAGAACGGTGATGAAAGCAAGGAGACATTCTTAGCTGACATGGCTATACGTTTGTCAAAGCTTGCTGCGGAATTGAATGTCGGTTTGATTACGATAGCTCACACAAATGATGACGGTGCTGTTAAGTATTGTAAGATGATCGAACAACGTGCTAGTGTCGTTGTAGAGCTTCAGAGGGACAACATGGCAGAGGATGAGGATGACCGTAACACTACACGGCTTTACATCACTAAGAACCGACCAACAGGAGCTACAGGCTATGCCGGTGAGATGTCATTCAGTCCTGAAAGCTTCACCTTAAGAAATAAGTGGACAACATGAAGATAGTTGCCTGTGATATAGAAACGGATAGCCTAAATCCAAAACACATCTATGTTGTCTGTGCTAAAGATCTTGAGACAGGTAAACTGTACAAGTTTATTAATTTGGACAAGGATGTATCAGAGAAGGTTCGGTTCAATGACTTTGCTGCTTCTGTTAGAACTTGGGTTTTCCATAACGGTCTTGGTTTTGATGTTCCTGTTATTAATAAGTTTATGGGATCGGGCACAATCAAGCCCTGTGATGTTGTTGATACTCTCGTTGTTTCCCGCCTTATTGACTATAACATTCTTAACGGTCACTCATTAAAGGCGTGGGGCATTCGACTAGGTTTACATAAAGGAGAGTTCACAGACTTTGCTGGTGGTTTGTCTGAAGAGATGATTGAGTATTGCTTTAACGATGTTGAGGTCACAGCTAAAGTTTACAACAGGTTCAAATCTGAGATCCAAGACCCTCAGTGGAAATTAGCAATGCGTACTGAACATGACATTGCATCGACCTGCGAGGAAATGACAGGTATTGGATTTAAGTTTGATCGGGCAACTGCTCAAGAAATGCTATCTGAGATGGAAATGCGGATGTCAGATCTTGAGCAAGAGTTTCAAAAGATCTGGCCCCCTAAGCTTGTTGAAGTCAATAGATTGAAGTATCGTGAGAAGACGGACGGTACTCTGTTTGGTACTGTTAAGAATGCTTTGGCTAAGTACCCGAAGTGTGAGAGACAAGGAGAAGAGCTTGTTTGTTTTGACTACAAGACTTTTGAACCGTCTAGTCCAAAACAACGCATAGAACGACTATGGGAAGCTGGCTGGGAGCCTGTCGAGAAAACAAAGGGGCATATGGAATATGAAAGACAAAGGTGAACACTATAAGACCTACGGGTGGACCTGTAGCGAAACTAACCTCAACACACTTCCTGACACGGCTCCAGAGGGCGCACACAAGCTGTCAGAGTGGTTGACCCTACAAGGGCGTAGAACAAGCCTTGTGGAGTGGTTAGGGCAGTGTAAGGATGATGGTCGCATTCATGGTCGTTTTATGCACATTGGTGCATGGACAGGGCGTATGTCACATCAGGCACCCAATCAAGCAAACATTCCGTCTGCTTTTCACGGTGATCCTAAGACTGCCGTGGAAAGTGTGAAGCACAGGTATGATGGCCCTATGAGGAAATTATGGTGTGTTGATGATGGTAATTATCTAGTCGGTACAGATGCGGAAGGCATTCAACTTAGGATCTTGGCTCATCTTATGCAATCTAAGGCCTATGTCGATGCTATTGTCACCGGTAAGAAGGAAGATGAGACTGACATCCACAATGTGAATAAGAGAGCTTTAGGTATCCCGCATGTGACGAGGGACATGGCTAAGACATTTATCTATGCCTTTCTCTTAGGTGCAGGTATTCCTAAGATCGCAAGTATCTTGAAGGTCAACAGGACACAGGCTCAAGGTGCTGTTAATAACTTTCTGGAGTCTATCGACGGACTTAAAGAGCTTAAGAAAAAGAAGATCCCACATATTGCCAGAAGAGGTTACTTTACTGGTCTTGACGGGCGTAAGGTAAAGGTTCCTAATGAACACAAAACACTAGCTGGAATGCTCCAGAATGGCGAGAGTGTGGTTGTTAAGCATTGGGTGCTGGAGTGGAAAAAGGCAGCAGAGAAGGAAGGCTTAGACTTCAAGCTGATCGACATTGTACATGATGAAGTGCAGGTCGAAGTACCTTCGATGGAAATAGCTGAAAGGTTGATTAGGATACAAAAGGAGAGTATGAACAGAGTTAGAGACAATCTTGATGTCTTTTGTCCATTGGCAGTTTCGTCAGATATTGGAAGGAACTGGTATGAGACACATTGACGCATTGCGTAGTTGTAATATTTGTGATATAAGACAGATTCCAAAAGGAGAATCACTATGAGTAAAACAGTGTATAAAACGTATGATGGAACATCCATGTACGCACAGGTCTTTGAACGTAACCGTGACATGGGTAGCGAAGCATACCCTTTGACGGATGTTGACGGTCAGTATAAAATTCAACTCATCTTTGATGAGGACATGAAGAAGAGAATGATAGCTGACGGTATTCCAGATGTCATCTTGGGTAATGAGATGTTCAAAGAAACAGAGGATGGTTTGTATGGTTACACATTCAAGCGCACACATCTTCACAAGAGGTTCACCAATGACGATGGGACACCTCAAGTAAACGGCCCACCCAATGTAGTTGATTGGAAGGCATCTCAAGAGAATAAAGTGGCAGTGCCTTGGGATACTGAGCAGAATATCTGGAATGGTTCTAAAGTTAAGGTAAAGGTTTCGATCTACAAAGGTCGGGTCAATATCGTAACCTTGGAAAGTGTTGGTGTTGTGGAAGCAGCCGAAGCCCCTGAACGTGATGAGGCTTTGGTCTGGTAGATGGGAAAACTTACTCTTAAGTACGAAACTACGGTAGAGGAAGATGGTAGAGATCACTCAGTGACCTTTACAGAGAAAGGAGTGGAGACGATGGAAGATTGTCTCCTCTTCCTTGACGAAGCTGTAAATGGCTGCGGTTGGTCTTACTTGTCTTATTTAATTGCAGTATACGACACTGGGGAAGAAGTATGCCATCCATCGAATCTCTTGTAGCAGACGTAAACCATGTCCTTCAAACAGGTGAGGGATATACAGAAGAAGTAGCGGAATGGGTATCGGAAGATGTCCGTAAATCTCTTCTTCGTCAAATGAAGAAAAGAGAAGACAAAGGATCTCTTCGTCTTTCTGGTCTTGGAACAAAGTGTGAACGTAAGCTTTGGTACACTGTCAACAAGGCAACCCACCGTGAGAAATTGACAGCTTCTACCCTCAACAAATTTATATTTGGTGACCTTACTGAAAGCCACATAATTGGTTTGTGTATGGCTGCTGGGCATAAAGTAGAAGGGATGCAAGATCAACTGAACGTAGAGGGTGTCTTAGGCCACCGTGACTGCGTTATCGATGGTATGTTGATTGATGTTAAGTCTGCCTCTAGTTTCAGCTTCAGGAAGTTTAAAGAAGGTAAACTGAGGGAAGAAGATCCCTTCGGTTACATCAGTCAGTTGTCTTCCTACCTCTACGGTAGCCTTGATGATCCTCTTGTCACAGAAAAGAATAAAGCTGGCTTCTTGGCCTTTGACAAACAATTTGGACATATAGCTTTAGACATCTACGATCTCTCACCAGAAGTAAAAACCAAGAAGGCTGAGGTGAAAAATTGCAAGTCTGTCGTGAAGATGGGTAAACCCCCTGCAAGGGAATATGAGCCTGAGCCTGACGGTAAGAGTGGTAACACTAAGCTTTGCACCCAATGTAGCTACTGTGACTTCAAGAAGATCTGCTGGCCTGACATGAGGACATTTATATACAAAGGTGGTCCTCGTTATCTGATTAATGTAGCCAGAGAGCCAAGGGATGTCTTTGAACTATGAGGCCACAGTCAGCTAAGGCCAAGGGCCGTATCTTTCAGCAAGACATACGAGATCTAATTCTCAAGTCATATCCGCAGCTTGAGAATGATGATGTCAAGAGTACAAGTATGGGAGCCGGTGGGGAAGATGTGCAACTAAGCCCAGCCGCCAGAAAAATACTTCCGATACAGATTGAGTGTAAAAGAGTTAAGTCAGCTAAGACTATCTATGGCTGGCTTGACCAAGCAAATACACATGGTGATTACTTACCTGTTGTTTTTATTAGAGCAGACAGAGAAAAACCTCTAGCGATTTTACCCGCAGAGGTTTGTATAGAATTATTGGAGCATTTTAATGGGCAAAAGAAGTGAGTTTGAAAGAGTAGAACGAGACTTCTACCCGACACCTTTCTCCGCTGTATTGCCTTTGTTCGAGCATCTACCATTCTCAGGAAACTTTGCAGAGCCTTGTGCTGGTGATGGTAGATTAATCAAACATATTGAAGATAACTCTTATTTGTCATGCACACTTGCGATAGACATAGAGCCTCAGTGTGACCGTGTATCAAGAGCTAATTGCCTAGACTACGACTTCGATCCTGTTGACTTCATAATAACAAATCCCCCTTGGGACCGAAGACTACTCCACCCTATGATAGACCACTTTATCAGGTTTGCTCCTACTTGGCTCTTATTTGATGCTGATTGGATGCACACAAAGCAGTCAGAAAGGTTTATGCTTTACTGTTCAAGGATTGTTTCTGTCGGTAGAGTGAAATGGATAGAGGGCAGCAAAAGTGTTGGTAAAGATAACTGTGCTTGGTATTTGTTTGATGTCGAAGATGAAGGCCCGACAGAATTTTACGGGAGAGTAAGCTATGGAAGATGAAGAAGAGATCCGTGAAGATAGTTACAATGTACATCTTCATATAACAGTAGACAAATCCGTATACTGGCATCCTGTGTCAGAGTCTGCTGTCCTAGATGATTTACAAGAGCATATAACTGATGCTATAGAAGACATAGGGGGAATCGCTGTGATGTCCTTCGACGCAGAAAGGGAAAAGGAATGATTTCAATGCGAGAATACAGAGAGATTTTAGACATGTACTCTGATTGGGTAGAGGGTAAGATCTTGACGAAAGGTAATGATCGTATCTTTGAAAACACTTTAGGTCTTGTTGGAGAGGCTGGAGAAGTTGCAGAAAAAGTAAAGAAGATGCTACGTGACAAAGCACGTTATTCAAATGAGGAATTGCTTAAAGAGTTAGGTGATGTCCTGTTTTACACGACAGCTTTGGCTAATCTTTATGGTGGGACACTTAAGTCTATTATTGAACTCAATATGGAAAAGCTTGACGGTCGCATGGAACGTGGTACACTAAGAGGCTCTGGTGATAACAGATAAGAGGTAAAGAGGATGTCAAAAAATAATTATTTGCCGACAGACTATCAAACTTTCATAGCAAAGTCTCGCTATGCAAAGTACTTTGATGGTAAAGGTCGTGAAGACTGGTCTGAAACAGTAGAACGGTATATGGACAATGTTGTACGTCCTAAAGCCGGTAAGGATAGTTATGTCAATCAAATACGTGACGCCATCCTAGATCTAGAGGTTATGCCTTCTATGCGAGCTATGATGACCGCTGGTAAGGCATTAGAGAGAGACAATACAGCAGGGTATAACTGTAGTTACCTACCCGTAGATGACCCTAAGTCCTTCGATGAGGCTATGTTCATCTTGTTGTGTGGTACTGGTGTCGGGTTCAGTGTCGAGAGACAATATATTAGTAAGCTCCCTGAAATTCCTCAACTGTTCGACAGTGAGACTACAATCGTTGTTAAGGATAGTAAGGAAGGTTGGGCTAAAGCTTTCAGACAACTGTTGGCACTCCTTTGGGCTGGTGAGATACCTCAATGGGATATAGGTTTGGTACGCCCTGCTGGTGCAAGGCTAAAGACGTTTGGTGGTAGGGCGTCAGGTCCAGAACCACTTGTTGAGTTGTTTAATTTTACTATCAAAACATTTAAGGGCGCACAAGACCGCAAACTATCCAGCATTGAGTGCCATGATCTTATGTGTAAGATTGGTGAAGTAGTCGTTGTAGGTGGTGTACGCCGTAGCGCTATGATCTCTTTGTCTAACCTTTCCGATGATCGTTTACGTCATGCTAAGTCTGGTGCTTGGTGGGATGAACCTGAAAAAAATATCTATCGTTTTGGTTATAGAGCATTAGCTAATAACTCTGTAGCATATACAGAAAAGCCTGACATGGAGACATTCATGCGGGAGTGGCAAGCTCTAGTGGAAAGTAAGTCTGGAGAACGTGGTGTATTCAATCGTCAAGCAAGTAAGAAGCAAGCTGAGAAGTACGGTCGCAGAGATTCTAACTATGAGTTTGGGACTAACCCGTGTAGCGAAATCATTCTTCGCCCAAATCAGTTCTGTAATCTTACAGAAGTTGTCATACGTACTACAGACAATCTTGAAGATCTGGAACGAAAAGTCCGTCTGGCAACTATTCTGGGAACAATCCAATCATCATACACAAAGTTCCCTTACCTGCGAAAGGTGTGGACTAACAATACAGAAGAAGAACGATTGCTCGGTGTGTCACTCACAGGGATAATGGATAATAGACTGACAACTTCAGAAAACAGGGGGCTAAAGAAGACCCTTGAGCATTTACGTTCCGTGGCTGTTGATACTAATACTGAATGGGCTGACCGTCTTGGTATACCTCGTTCTACTGCGATTACATGCGTCAAACCAAGTGGGACGGTTTCACAACTTGTTGACAGCAGTTCTGGAATCCATGCTCGCCACAGTCCCTATTATATCCGTACTGTGCGTGGTGATAATAAAGATCCCCTGACACAGTTTATGATTGATAGAGGTATCCCTAATGAGCCTTGTGTTATGAAGGGTTCTACAACAACTGTGTTCAGCTTCCCCGTCAAGTCACCGGCAGGGGCAATCACTAGGAACGATATGACAGCCATAGAGCAACTAGAGACATGGCTAACGTATCAAAGGTCGTGGTGTGAACACAAACCTTCCGTGACAATATCAGTTCGTGATAGTGAGTGGATGTCTGTGGGTGCTTTTGTGTATGAGCATTTTGATGAGATGTCAGGGGTGTCGTTCTTACCTCACTCAGATCATACCTATCAACAAGCGCCTTATCAGGATTGCATTAAGGAAGAGTACGAAGAATTGTTAGCCACTATGCCTAAGAGCATTGACTGGTCTGAACTTTCAGAGTATGAGAAAGAAGATAACACAGCAGGTAGTCAAACAATGGCTTGTTCTGGTGATGTGTGTGAGATAGTGGATATTACATGACAGTAAGAAAACCCTTCAATCGTGCTTTGTATGAAGCTTACGACCAGAAAGCTAAAGAAACTCTAGTGTCCCTCTTGAAAAAGAGGGGCCACACTATTGTAAGTCAAACGGAAGACTTCTTTGCTGACGTTGTGTCGCAGAAAAATGAACAGACATACTTCAATGAAGCTGAAGTAAAAGTGGCTTGGGAGCATGATTGGCCTACGCACTGGAAGGAAATACGCATTCCAGAGAGAAAGAAAAGACTTTTAAAGAAGTATGAGGATGAACAAGGTGTCCTTAACTTCTACATCTTCAGGAAAGACTTTAAGCAGTGTTGGAGAATTAAAGATACCCTGTTAAGAGAGGATAGCCTGAAGGAAGCTAAGGGCAGAAACATTCAGAAGGGCGAACTGTTCTTTCACATACCCTTCACCATAGCTCAGTTAATTGAGGTGTGACATGGCGAAATGGGACTTAGGTAAGATTGACAGTAAAGTAGATCCTGTCAATAAACCAGTACACTACAATCAAGCAGGTATCGAATGTATTGATGCTATAGAGGCTATGACGGAAAATATGTCAGGTAAGATAGCACCTCATGCTGCAAATGTCCTGAAGTACATGTGGCGTTGTGAATACAAGAATGGTTTAGAAGATATTGACAAAGCTTTATGGTATCTTAATAGATTACGGAAACGATGGGTGGAGTCACATAAATGAATATTGACGTTACTGTTTTTGAAGTTTTGGTATTGGCACATTTAGGTGTCACTTTATGGTTGTCTTGGATAGTTATAAAACAGCAAGAGGCAATCTCAAACATATATGCTGCAATAGCAGCCATGATAGAAGAGGAATAACATGAAAGGAGTTTTATGTGTGGACTGCAATAATACTTACTTGTCATTTAGACACAACGACTTGTAAGAGTGTATCCCCATCTGTTTTATATACTTCAGAGGATGTTTGTCTTAAATCCTTAGCTCTGGGTATACAGACCCTAGAGGGGAATAGGTGGGTAGTTAAAGACTACCTCTGTCATCAATGGGGTAAAAACTCATAAAGAAAAAGGCCCCAAGGAGAAATCCAAGGGGCCTTAGTTTTGGGAGGAGTCAAAAAGTCGATTAGAGGAGCAACCGACTGACAACATCCTATGTTAAGCTTGCTTCTGTGTCAAGCATTTATTTACCGAAGAATTTAGATACTGATCTGATTCCTATAGATGCTGATACGATCCCTCCAAGGGAATATTGATACCAAATTGGCATAGTCTCAAGTGCAGCAAACCCAGCCTGTACTATAGCATTACCCCAATCACCACAGAAGGCTAGTATCAAGGGAATACTGAAAAGTAAGGTTATCCACTCGTCTTTCCAGCTATTCTGTGTAGCCTGTATAGCAGCTAGATCCCAGTCAATCTCACCTGTAAGCTGTTTCTTCTTGATCTCAGCCTCAGTAAGTTTGATCTGTGTCTTACTGTCGATTACACTTGTAGCTAGACCAGCTACACTACTTAATATTTGTCCTATCATTTGCTCTCATTCCCTAACCAAACGGCGAAGGCTCCTGTTAAGGCTCCAGTTACAGTTGCTGTAAGGGCAGTTGCCTGTGATGTCATAGCCTCTGGTGGTAACGACATAAACCACTCAATTACTCTAATGTACATGCCAGTCATA